CTTCCAAATCAACACCGATTGCCATATTTGATAAGCTGATAGCAAATGCATCACCTGTGCCATTTAAACCATTTACAGGAACAACTTCAATGTTAGTACCTGGAAGTATAAATGATTGAGCATTTACATCTTGTGGATTGTAGCTGAACAAATTTAAAGCTCTGTAAGCTAATATCAACAAACGATACCAATCATAACCCACGAAGATTTTAACATCACCCTTCGCCATTACTTGAGCAGGGATAGCTTTGTAGATACCTTCAGTTGCAGCAACTACATTTGAAGAACTGATAGTAGTGATTGTAGCAACTCCAGTGAAACCTGATACGTTTGCATCTACTGGAGAACCAGCATTGATAATCTTACTAAGTCCATTAAATTTATTGATGTTTGCAGTTACACTTGCAGAATCTCCAGTCCATATTGCAGTTTCTAATTGAGCAGCAATACGAGCATTTTTCTTTGCTAAGTAAGCAGCTTGGAAATCAGCATTACCAAAATCTTCGTAAGTAGAACCAGCTTTCAAAGCACTTGCAGTGAAATAAGCTTCTAAATCTTTTGGACAGATTTTTTCTTCAACTTTAATCTTACCAGGAGTCAAAACTACCTGAGCAAAAGTTGTAGTACCTGAAGCATCAAAGCTACAAGACTGAGAAGCAAATACTGCATCAGTGTCCATTGTAGGAAGTGCAGTTGGTCCTTTTACTCCTGTTAATACGATACCTCCATCCATAATCATCTGTTGCGTTCTTGCACCGATTACTGCTGAAGTTAATAAAGGTTGAACAAGCTCTTTTGTATAGGCATTCAAACCTGAAAATGATAAAGCCATTTTTTTAAGTTTTAATTGTTAGTTATTATTTGTTAAATAAACCTCTGTAATCTTTCATCACAGGTTCATCGGTTTTAAAATTGTTTGTTTTAGTTACGATAGGATCAGCAGTTCCAGTTGGAGTATCTGCCAACACTTTAGTTAAGTCCATAAGTCCTTCAATAACTTTAGTAGCTCTGCCTAATCTTACTTCGTAATCAGCAAACTTTACTTCATAAGATGCAAACTTTTCGTTTGTAGATGTTTGAAAAGCTGAGAAGATTTCTTCATATCCCATCTTCTTTTTATCCATCTTACCCATATCTTCCATAACTGGTTCTTCAACTGGAACGATAGCAGTGATAGCACCATTATCTCCAACGGTCAAAACTGTTCCATCTTCCAAAGTGTGATCTCCAACAGGAGCAGGAGCACCTGCTATTGTAACGATACCTCCAACCTCCAATGTAGTTACTTCAACCTCAGTACCATCAGCTAATTTAGCTTTGGTAGTTGTTGCAACTGGAACTTCAGGAACTACTGGAGCATCAGCATTATTGACTAATTCGTTAAAAGTCATCTTTAATTTTTCAAGTATTTCTTTTGCATTCATAATCTAATATGGGATTTTTGTTAATTAATCTCTTTTAAAAGGTTAGCTATTTTTTCAAGTGCTTGTTCTTCAGCTGACAAGGGAGCTTTTGGTTCTTCATAATCAAATAATCCTTCTACTGAAAACCCTCTCAATTCACCTGACTTCACCTGATTCCACACATCAGGATTCTCTACATAGAATGAACCAAACCAACTACCATCTGCTACATCTTCAAAACCTGCCATTGGTAATACCCCTCTTTTCTTATCTACAAGAAAGGATTCAAACATTGTAACACCTTCAACAACTTGTTTGGAATCGTGCATTAGATTCACATTGTTTTGATATTTTCTTTTAGCAAACTTGATAGCAATATCTTTGATAGTATCAGGACTAAACTTTACATAGTGCTCTCCAAACTTCTCATTATCTCTATAAATAAGTTGGTCAGCTAACATTAATGGACCTGATATTATATGCTCATCTTCACTTATGATTTGGAAGGAATGTTTAAATTTATCTATTTGATTAAGTTTCCTTGTTGCCCATTCAACACCTGCATCACCTCCCCAAGCTAACCACATCAAACGTCCACATCCATCTCCTAAATCTCTTTGACTATTTTGTCTTTGTCTTTCAAATGATGACATTCTTGCAATAGTATCTCTACTTATTGCTTCACCTTTAGCAAGTTGATTTGCTCTTATCTTACCTACTGGAGTTCCACAATCACCCCATCCATTTTTCTCTGCATAATTCAAAGCTATTTGAGCATTCTCTGAAGCTTGTTTAGGATAATCATTGTAGCTTTCTTCAGCATACTCCCATTCGTGATATAAATATTCACTGTCTTTTGTATGAGTAGCTCCAGTCATTAATTTACCTGATTCATCTTTATGTGTAGGTCCTGTCCACAATTTACCATCCTTTGTGTAATGTGGCAATCCTTCAGCAAAGTCTTCTTTGAATGCTAAGAAATCACGTTTTATGGCAGGCAAATCAACCATCGCAATATAATTGACCTCTGATTCATCGGTCAATGATTCATTTATTTTTAATTCGTATATTGGTAAATCTTGAAACTTCATAACTTATAATGGGATTTTTATTGATTAATCTCTTTTAATTTATTCGTGCTGCCCTGTTCAATCTTTGGATTCTTTCCTGATTACCTGATACATCAGATTCTAAAACGAAAGCTCTTGATGTTGCAGAAGCTAACTGATTAACTTGTCCCTGATTTAAAGTAGTAGTAGATACCTGTGGAATTATTGGAGCAGGAATAGAACCTGATGTGGGCATTGAACCACCACCGCCACCTTTTCCTGGAACTTGAACTGACATAATCTTTTTTATATTTCCAAGTCCAGTAGCAACTGCAATACCAGCAGCAATAGCACCCCTAACAGGACTATCTACGATTGCTAATGGTTTAAATTGTGATTCATACGCTTTTTGTGCTGATAAATAAGTTGATACAGTTGCAGCAGCAATAGCCAAAGCTTTCCCTGCCATTGTATCTTTCCCAGCTAAATCAGATATTGCACTAAGAGAATTAGCGACAAATTGTGCAGCAGCTATTTTAGCATCACCTTCTTCTTTTTGTATTTGTATTCTCGCATCTGCATTCGCTTTCTGAAAAGCAACTCTTGCCGCTTCACTCTCAAATATTATACTGTTTTCTAAATTTTCACGTTCTGTAATAGCAGCTAATCTTTCTGAAAAGCTTAATTGTTGATTATTTGCTTTCTCTAAATCTTTATTTGCAGTAAGTATATTTTTTGCATCAATAGTATCTGCTAAGTGAGTAAGTTCATCTTCTTCATCTTTTCTATCATTAGCTTTTTGATCAGCTTTTTCTTTATCTTTTTTAGCTTTTTGAGTAGCTTCTATTGCATTTATATCACTAATAAAATTAGTATATAATAATTGTAACGATTGATACTTTTCAATATCGGATGCTTTACTATCTTGAATAGATTTCTTAGCATTTAAATAATCAAATTCTAATTTCTTTTTTGCACGTTCATCTTCATCTTTAATATTTTTTAAAAAAGTTTCTTCAGTTAATTCTTTACGTTGCTTTTGAAGTTGTTTGTCTGCTTCAAGTATTTCTTTATTTGCTGCATCTCTATCTGCTTTAGCTTTGGCATTTGCTGCCTTTGTATCATCAACAGATTTTTTATTTGCATTAGTATTCTCTGTTGCTATTTCAATGTTATGCTTTTTTTGTATTGCAGCTCTTTCATCAACAGCGGCTTGAACATTCTTATTTTGTTTATTATATTCCTCAACTGATTTGTTAGTTGTTTCTTGTTGTTTTTTTATTGCTTCATCATCTGCTCCTGTTGATTTTAATGTAGCTAAATAGTTTTTGTTTTTTTCAAGAGTAGCCATAGCAATAGCTCTTGCAGAATCTTGAAAAGCAATCTTTTCTTTAATTAACACTAATTCTTGATCTCTTATAGATTTTGTACTTGCTCCATTAGCTTTTGCAAGTGCTAATTTATAATCTTGAGCTTTTTGAAATTCGCTATTGTTACGGTCTAATTGTTTTGATTGTCTTTCTAATGCCTTTGCATTTTCATCTACTGCCTTTGCGTTTTCTTTAGCTGCTTTAGCATTTGACATAAAATAAGAAGTCAATGCAACAACTCCAGCAATTAAAGCAGCAATAACAACAACAATAGCTCCGATAGGATTAGCAGCCATAGCTACATTCCATAAATATTGAGCAGCAGTAACAATCTTTATGGAATA